ATTGTAATAGTAATCAAAATCGGCAATTACCCAATTGACGTCATTGATGGTCCAGTAGTCACCGACAAACATATCATCAAATGTGCCCCACCTGATAGAATTTTTCTGATCATCCGTAAGTGTATCGCCTAAATACTTTCCACGATAGATGCTTGAGTGAAAACCTGCACCTGTGCCGTTTATTGCTTCCACCAATGTGTTGATATTACCAATATCGCTCTCATTGGTTGAGATTCTGCCGTCAAAATCACTCACGGTTTCGTCAAGACCATCCAGCGTTTCCTTATCGTCTGAGGTAAAGCCACTATTTACAGCTTCCAATTGTTTGTTACTTAACTTGTTCTGTTTTTTATTAATTAATGTATCGGTTTCAGCTTTTGTATATCTGTCATTAATAAGAGACTGTAAATTTGTGTCTGCGTTTAATCTTGCAGTTGATTCATTGTCAAGTCTAGTGCTTAGTCCATCGACGGTAGTTTTGATATCATTTGCTTTAGCAATGGTATTTCCCATTTCAGCAAGTGTAGCATTTAGCTCGTCGAACTGTTCCTTGCTTGGTAATTTGTATTTATCTTCCATTTAGATATCCTCCTGTTTAGTGTAATTAATGTAAACACCATCTGGTTCAACACTTAAGAACGCTGATGTTCTTTCCTGCAATTGGCTTTGAAGAGCATTATCGCCACCGATACGCTTGTCAACCTCATTGTTAATTGATGCTTGCAAATTAGCATCAGCAGTTTCTCTAGCAGTTGATTCATTGGCAACCAACGTATTTGTTTCTGCTTTAGTATATCTGTCATTAATTGCCGACTGCAGCTCGTCGTCTGCGTTCTCTCTTGCAGTAGCTTCGTTACCGATTAATGTGTCAGTCTGAGCCTTAGTGTATCTGTCGTCAATCAATAATTGTAAATTTGTGTCAGCCTTTTCTCTTGCTGCAGTTTCATCCGTGATGAGTGATTGTAAGTCTGAGTCAGCATTGCCCCTTGCCGTTGCTTCTGCATTAACCAGCCTATCAGTTTCCGCTTTTGTATAATTGACACCTTCCGTACCTACATATGACCAAGCACCGTGACCCCATCTGTAATACGTCTTCCCATCATCGTGCGTTGAATCGCTCAACACTTTCACAATGTCGTTTTCACTTATATGTGTAGTGTCATAGTCAACCAACTCTTGATATGTACCAACAATATCCACAACGTCGCTTTGTGATACAATGGCATCAATCTGTGACTGCAAGTTTGCATCTCCATCAGCTCTAGTGGTCGTTTCGGCTGACAGGTCGTTCGATACACCAGTAATCTGTGATTGTAGGTTTGTGTCGGAATTTGTCCTAGCAGTGGACTCTGCATTGACAAGTCCTTCGAGTCTTGCATCGGCATTGGCTCTTGTTGTGGACTCATTAGCAAGTCTAGTACTTAGTCCACCAACGGTAGTATTGATACCATCGATAAGTGATTGTAAATCAGAATCTGCATTTTCTCTTGCTGCTGCTTCACCATTGATAAGTGATTGTAAGTTTTCATCTGCACTTGCTCTTGCAGTAGCTTCATTGCCAATCAACGTGTCAGTTTGAGCCTTAGTGTATCTGTCCTTAATTAGTGTCTGTAAGTCAGCTTCACCACTTGCTCTTGCAGTCGATTCATCATTAATCAGTTTTTCCAGTCTCGTGTCAGCACTATCTCTATTTGCAGATTCATCTGCAAGATTGGTACTTAACCCATTGACTGTGCTATTAACACTGTTTATGGCTTCAGAGCGTGTATTTGCTTCTTCCTGAATGGCAGTCTGCAAGTCAGCATCAGCAGTGGCTCTTGTGCTAGACTCATTACCAACTAACGCATCAGTTTCAGCCTTTGTGTATCTATCACCGATAAGCCCTTCTAATCTTGCGTCAGCGTCTTCTCTCGCCTTAGATTCAGCACCAAGTCCAGCGTTTAATTCCTCAACATTAGTGTTGGCCTTTTCAATAGCATTGGCATTATCAGCAATCCTACCATCAAAACCGTCAACCTTATCACCCATTGTGGACACATCTTGAGATATGTTTTCAACTTTGTCACCCATTTCTGACATGTCCTGTGACAATTTATCAGTAGTATTCTCAAATGTTTTAATCTTGTCTTCACACTCGTCTACTCTATCAACAAGAATCTGCCAGTAGTGTGATGGCATAGGTTCATCAGGGTCAGCTCCACCATCATAGTTTAGGTTGGCTAAACCTTTGAATTTGAATGAAACTTCATTCGTTGTATATCTCTTTTTGCACACCATAAAGTCTTCTGTGTCAGTGGCAAAAAGAGTCATTTTGAACTCTGGTTCTTTTAAACATCCAGATGGAATAGAGCATACGTCATCCTTAACAGGCTTGACGTATGTGTTGCCATTTCCATCATGGAACTGTGCCCAGAGATACGGTAAATTCCATCCACCACGAGCGTTTCCTGAACTGTCGATTTCAAACTTGAACCTACAGAATAATGTGTCAATGGTATCTGTTGAAACGTAGCATCTGCTGTTGTAATTCAACTTTTGCCTATCAACAATAAAATTTATATATTCCATAGCATGTACCTCCGTTTCTGAAAAGATATGTTTTTGTTTCATTTTCTATTTGTATGGTATGTAGTCAGCCTTAAATCTAACACCACTAACTTCGAGCTGTTCATTTGCATTAACAGGAATTGTTATTACTTGGATGTCTGCTCCATATGAATCACTGGGCTGCGTAATTGCACCCAACACCGTCCAAGAGCTCGGATATGTAAGCCTTGCGTTTGCCCCTGATACATTAGTACATGTAAGAATGACAACACCATCTTTTTGAGGCACATATGTCTTACTGTAGTTTTTATTATCACCATGTATGCAATTAAATATCTCATATCTGTTAGATACATCTAATCTTGGATTTACATTTACAGATGTATTAATGAGGGTCTGTAAATCCTGTTTGGTACTCTGAAGATCCTGTCCAGTGGTGTAAACCTTTGTCACCTCAGCGATTGACAACCCATCAATCTTGACGTGATATAGTGCCATCTGATTTGTAGATGCGCTTCCGTCTACTGTGTCACCATCGATAAGTTCTGGTGCAGTAGCTTCCTCCTCCTGTGTCTCAGGACCTTTGACTACCACCAGATTGGCTTCTTCGATGTTCGTCTCTTCATCTCTGCTGTACTCAATAGCGATGACATCAATTCTTTTATACCCTGTATGCCCATTGTCGATATTCAGATCAACATAATCGCCTTTGTCCATCTTGATATAGCGACCCTGCATGAGTGCTTCACCATCGTGTACACGAATGATGTTGTTAGAAATAACATCATAAGAGAATGTGTTATTTCTATCCAACACAACATCATTATAACCATAAATGGCTTGCATTAACGACGCATCATCTGCTGATTTAATGTGAGGCTCGCCAGCGTAGCCTGTTACCAAATGTAAATTTGCCATTAGTTTGTTCCTCCTACTTCATAGTTTACATTTACTTTATTGTTCTCAATCTTCACTATTTTCTTCGTTATAGGTTGCCATACAGACATTCCTGTAACGTTCTCTCTAGCACCCACAATATCACCTACATCGTATTCATAACGATCATCTAACTTCACTTCTATTTTATCACAATTATAGGCTTCTTGCATCTTTTTAAGACCATCTTCTACAAGAGTTGCGTAATGATCTTCGCAAAGTTCATATGACGTATCAGGCTTATATGCTGGTGGCACAGGTACGCTCACATCATCATAATATTTGTTGGCCTCCCAATTCGGAGCACGATCACGTTGTCCTGTCTTTGTGTAGAACTTGTTTCTGGTCCATTTTGGAGCCTTATAATATGTATATTTGGTGTAGTAATACTTTGCTTTCCATGATGGTAGTGCACCATCAACCTTTTGTCCGTTTGATTTGACTTTCTGCCAGAAGTAATCGCTTAATTTTGGCACATGCTTTTTGTTTTTTGGATGTTTCTTATTGTACGCCTTGATTTTTTCAATCTTTTTCTTATAACTGTTTATATTGTTCTCTACTGTGCTTTCAGCATATGTCTTACCCTTATATTTGTAGACCTGAGGCATCTGATTTGACTCATACTGCGATTTATTATTTTTGTGATAATACGAAGTAAAGTTTGTTTCCCAGTCTGTAGGCTTCATGGTCTGAACTTTGTAGGCATCGTAAGATATACCATCAACGGTTCTCCATTCCCAAGACGTTCCATCGGTGTAGTGATAGTAGTACTCGCCATAATTTCCATCCCAATTCTTTGGCTTGGCACCCTGCAGTGTGTAAACATCTTCTTTCTGTGGCATTACGCTCTGACCGTCTGATGTAAAGTATTTTGCATATGACCTATCCCAGTTCGATGGCTTACTTGTCAGCAGTTGCAGCTGAGACCCTTTGTCTACTTTGTACTGTTCATACTTCACGGTTTCTTCGCCAGTCTCTTCGTCTGTCTCAGTCTCCATATAATAGTACTTGCCGAAATTTGCGCTCCAATTAGCTGGCTGATGTTCCAACTTGACGTAGTTCTTTGTTATCTGTGCGTTTGGATAATCGTATACTTCAGCAATCTCATTAATTCCCGTCATAATCTGATTGTTCTGATTTAAAATATAATCAGAATCTCTTACAGGATTTTCCGTATATGTGTATGGTTGAACACCACCATTTTCATCAGCAAAAAGATGGATAACGTATCGTTCATTAAGGTCGCCTTGACCAAGACAAATCAAATGATTTAAAGGACGTGTATTTTTCTCGATTGTGAAGTCAATCTGAGAACTATCCCATTCCTCATTTAGCGAATAATCAATAACATTCTCTATCTTAATATTTACCATTGAACCATCATATGTCAATTTCATCTTCTGTGGTATTCTACCACTCAAAAGCATATTTGTGAGTCCGTTGTAGATGTCGGTGTATCTCTCAAACTGGTAGTTTATCTCGACAACATCATCTGGATCATCATTCATCACAACTCTGAACATATCATCAACGCCAGCAAATTCAATGACTTCCTGTGCAGCTTCTCTTGAATCATCACTGACTATTGTATAGTAATCATAACCACCTTCTGGCTGAATGATTCGTTTTGCAAGAATGCCATGCCATGTACGGCCTTTGTAGGTGATTTCTTTGGCATTGAGTGACACCTCCATTGCATCAATGACTCCACCATATTCAGTGTTTGGAATGTAAACGAACCATCCAGGATGCAGCTTTTCTACATCATCCATCATGATTGTCAATGTAAAGTCGTTTTCGTCACGACCATACGCAAGATCTAGAGTGTATCGTCTGATAACACCTAGTTCCTCACGTTTTTCATTTGCGTAAATTAAGTCCATTTTGGCTCACTTCTTTCGTCATAGATGATTACATCAAAGTCTGTACAATTATCCCACTCAATGGCATTTTTGCCCCTTGAGATAGGTTCAAAGATATAATAGTCTCTGTTTCTGTCGTTAAATTTTGTCTCAGTCTTGCCATCGACATGATGAAGCATTACTTTCTTTTCCCTTGAATCAATCACGAGGTACTCGTCATATTCGACCGAACAGTTAACCTGATATACATTGTCACCAATCATTATTCTTGGATTGTCGCAGATACCATAAATAATTATCTTGAAGTTTACATCAGTGAATGAATCGACATCGATTGAATTCGGTGTTGGAATACCATAATCATAATCATAATCATACGGTACATCTAAATAGTCATATTCTTCTTCCGATGCAGAAGTATTGAACTCCATCAGTTCCTCTCGTACCCATTTTCCATGAGAAGTCACAAATCCCAGAGTCAACAAAAGTAGTTTTTGTGTTTTCAGATAAATTGACTTCTCGCTTTTAAATATGTAGCCCTCCAAATAATAATCACCAACATATAATTTTCCGGGTTTTTTGGTGATTACGTCATTATCAAAGACCTCATATACCCTGTTTTTTCTTTCGTCAGCTTCTTCTTTTGTGTCACCATAAACGGCGATAACGATCTTCTTCTCTGTGTTTTCCTCAAAGTCAAAAGAGACTATTGAGGAGTTCTTTGTAGTGTAACTGTACTCATAGTCTCTTAAATCGTCTGAGGATAGATACACATGATCTTCATCAGTCTCGATGACATCACCAGCTGATGATACATACTTTATATTATAAAGGCTCATATGTATTACCTCCTCTTATCCATATTTTTTAACAAGTCGTCCAAAGTCACGTCCATCGACTTCGA